ATTGTAATACCTTTGCGTAACTTTGCAAAGTAAAACAACCTGTGTCCGCCAGATGGACCTTCTAATACGTACGGTGTCGTGAATGTCCAGTTTGCCATGATTCTCCTTCTAATGGATTTACTGCTAAGCAGGGAGATTGCTCCCCCTGCTCAACCGTCAACCAACTATGCGATTGATGAACCTGATTCGATTCGGTATAGTGCTTCTTCGCGGTAGCGAGCAAAGCCAAGTACGCCGTACCAACCCATTGGGCGGTGACGCATCAACTTGTCGACAACTGGTCCGATAACTACATGTGGCTCTTCGGCAACTGCTTCTGCAAGCGCTTGCTGTCCAGCGATGATAGTACGGTAGACACGTGCAGATGATGCACCGTCTGTTGCGTTGTATAGACGTGGTGACTCTACGAAGTATGCACCTTCGTATGTACCAATCTCGCCTGCCCAGATGCGGTCCTGTGAAGAACCGTACTGGTTAGGAAGTAGCCATCCAGCAGAACCTGTCTCAGCACGAAGGTCGTGTGAAACTTCTGGGTGGAGACCAGCCCAGTATAGTGAGCCCTTACGAGCAACTGCCTTACCTGCACGCAACTTCGCAACAGCCTTGCGGATGTTAGCAGAAGATAGTGTTGCAGCAGCAGTAACTGTTGCTGTTGATGTTGCAGTTGAACCTGCGTAGAGTACATTTGTACCAGCACGCAATGTTGCCATTGCTACTGCGTCAATTGAATCTGCAAGGTTGAATGCAATGATGTTAGCAATTGCTGGGTCTACATCAGCGAGGCTGAAGAGTTCCAAAGCACGTGTTACAAGAACAGAGTTACCGTACTCGTTAAGAGTAATAGTAACAGTTGTTGGTGTAGTCATTGCTACTGCATCTGGGTCAACTGCCTCTGTGAGTGCAGTTGTTGTTGGTGATAGGTCAACGTAGCGTTGTAGAACAACTGTTGAACCTGGAATGCTTTGCTTAGCAGGACGCTTATCTGCGACTGAACGAATTAGTGGCTCTGAACGTAGAGCGAATTCAAGAAGTCGGTCATAAGCCTTCTGTACTAAACCAGCACTACCCATTGTACCGCCGAATGAATCGGAGGCCGTGGATACGTATGCGTTAGCCATATAGGTTATTTCCTTTTTTAGTAGTTAGAAACTATGATTAGTTTTGTGAACCGTAAATCATGTTGATGATTTCTTCCGCAGATTCTGCGTTGTCAAGTCTCATCGACATATCTTCGGCTCGGTCAGGTGTTGTTGCACCCTGAGTAACCAAGTCTTGCTGGCGTAATGCCGCACGATTTTGGCTGTTTACTTCGGGCGCATCCTGTCGCGCTTCTAGTCCGAACAAGTCTGCGTTATCATCGAGCCAGTTATTCACTGACTCCTCGTTAACATCATCCAAGTCCTTTAGGACTAAGCGAATTGCTTTAGGATTGACACCTTTCTTTTCTAGGGTTTCTTTGACGATTCTCTCACGCTGTCCTTTGGACAAAGTCTCGAGTTGCTCTGTGAGGTCCTTAATACGCTTTTCGTCTGCACGCTTGGCTTTACGCAACTTCTTTAAGAGGTCGCTTCCGTCCATTGGTGTTTCCATTTCGGTATCTAGTTCGTCGTCTTCGTCATCCCAGTAGTTGTTGCTCATAGCAACCACCCTTCTATTCGTTGTAGTCGCAAGCCTCAGTGACTAGTCGGGGAACTAGGCTGGCTCTTGCTATCGGTCTATTACTCTGACGGGGCCGATGGGTCCGTTCAGGATTCTATTTAGAAGTCTCGGCTTCTATTTTGTGATGCTAGTCTTCCAGATGCTCCGCGGAAGCGGTTAACTTCTTCTTCTTCGATTCTGCGAATCTTTTCACCTGCAGCAGCACTGCCAGCAAACTGTGAAGCAATTGCTTCCTGCTGAGTAAAGTCAATATTGCTCATACGACCAAGTTGCTGTCCACGTTCTAGTTGCTTAACTTTGCCAAACTTACCAAGTGAGGTTCCGTAGTCGGCACCCATTGCTGCAAGGTCTGCACCTTCTGCTAGGCTAATTGCTACACCTTGTGACTTAGCGGCAGATAACTGCTCAATACTCTTAACCTTCTTTGTGAGTTCAAGAGCACCTTCTTTACCAAGCAATAACGCTTTAGCAATAGATGTTCTATCTGCTCCAGGGAAATATGTGCTTAGGTCATTCTTGAGCACATCTGGTGCATTATCAATTGCGCTAAATACGCTATTAATTATATCTGTTGCTTCCGCTACAGACTTATTTGCTTTACCAAAAATAGCCTTCATGGTTGTTTGGTTTGCTAATTCACCTAAACCAACTCGAGTAAATACTGCCCCAAGTTCCTGTTCTGATTTAACATACTCTGCAATGGTTGGGACCTGTACTGCTTCTCCAGCATTAAGTCTATCTTGTAGGTCAAAGATTGCCTCAAAGCGTTGATAAAATTTAGTTGCCTTACCTAGTTTCTTTGCTTCACGCAAGGCTAGGTTTATTGATTCTTCAACTGTTGAACCAGTGTTGACAAATCCTTGTGCAAGTTCACGCAATTCGTTAACCCAAGGTTGACTTGCTTCGTTCTCGCCTACTAGTAAAGCAAGAGTATTGGCAAATGTATTTGCAGCAAGAGTTACGGTACCAGTATCTGTAAGACCAGTACTACCTGGATTTACTGGGTTAAGTTCCTCTGCACCATCAAATTCTCCACCAGCACCATCAGCGTATACTGCAACACGATAGCCAGTTTTGCTTCCTAGTTTGTAACGCAGAACTGTTCCAACTTTAGGAAATCCCGTAGGGGTAACTACTTTAACTGGCGGCGTGCCACCAGATGTCATTGTAGTCTTTGACATGTCGTCAAGTTGATTCCATGTTGGACCATTAATTGGCGCTACACCAGCATTGGTAACTGGAGGCTTAGGAGTAACTACTTTTTTCTTTACTGTAGTTGTCTTTGCCTTAGCCGCTGCTGCTGCCTTTGCTGCTGCTGCTGCCGCTTTAGCCGCTGCTGCTTTATCTGCAGCCGCCTTAAGGGATGATGGCGATTCTATGTTATCTGGAATGCCGTTCTTATTAGCATCAACCATTATAGTCCAAATCCTAACGACTTGGCAAGTGATGTTGCTGAATCACGCGCTTCGTTATTTGCTTGTTGGGTTTTCTGATAATCTGGCAACTGCTTAGTCTTAAGAAGTAAGTCATAGTATGATGGTGCTACACCCTTACCATCTGCGCCAGCAGAACGTGTGTATGCTAGAATAACTGGGTGGTCCATCTTAATTGTGCCAGGGTCAACCTCTAGTGTCTTTGCAACCATATTGATAATCGGAGAAGCAATATCATATGTTGTTAGAGTTGGGTCAGTAGCAAATCTATCCGCAAACTGTGGGTATTCAACAGCAGCCTTCTTTTGTAGTTCTACGCTATATTCAACAAGTGTTTTTTTACCCATAGCAATTAACTTAGCAGCAGCCTTTGCTTCTGCATCAGATACACCCATAAGTTGAAACTTATCGACTAGCGCACGAACTTGAGACAGTACTACAAGGTTCTTTGGCGCAAGTGCTTTGTCATCTGCAAAACTAACCTTATTCCATACCCAGTCCGATGCGAACTGTTCTGGCTTAAAGAATGATGGGTATTCTGTCTTAGCAACACTCTCTGCAGTTCTTGTAACTGCATCTGGTGTTGTACCGCCAGGTGTTGTCTTTGAAGCAGTAGATGTTACTACCTTTTGAATTTGCAAATTTTGTTCAGCATCAAATGCTTGCATGAAGGCTGTAACATCTGCAGAAGAGAACTTGCCCATGTAACCACTTGCCTCTGCGGCGGCTTCCATAAGAGCACGCGCTGATGCTGTGTTTAACTTAGTCTTAACTGTTGATACGCCAGTACCAGCCTTTGGACCAGTATCTACAGTGGTTATGCCACCTAAATATGGAGCAAGTGCATCCATCTTTTGTTTTTCAGATGCAGACAATACTCCGTCTTTAGGGGAAGTATCAAAAATTGCTTCTTCTGGTGTAAGAGCCATATTAGTTAACCGCCTTTAGGGAGTCATTATCAAAATATCGTGTAATAAGTGTTTTCAAATTGCCATCCCATTGACCAATGTTTGCTTCAATCCAAGCATTATAGTTGTCCATTAATATTGATTTACGTGGGTCATAGTCTGGAAGAGACTGGTAGATTTGAGTAAATATAGAACGAGAATCTAGGAACTCTTTAGTATCTTTCCAGAATTGGCTATTGCCGCTCTTGTTCATGAACTTTGTATCGTTTGTAATTTCTACAAGTGCGCGAGCATACTTATAAGAAGTGTCACCACTTCTAGAGAGTTGAAGTTCATCATACCATGGTTGACTCTGCTCTTTGAACAAAGTCTCGGCAAGGTTATCTAAAACTGCCTTAAGTTCTGGGTGAGCACGTAGTGTCTTGCCATCAGTAATCTTGGCTTCTAGGGCTGCTTTAACAGCCATGTAGTCATTCCATGTACGCTGCTTAAGTCGCTCAGTTTCAATTTCCTGTGGAGTCATCTTAAGTTCATTAAGATTCTTACTTGTTCCAGGAAGTAACGCATTTGGATTAGCCAAAAGTTTAAGAATATTGTTTGACTGATTTGCTGGGTCATAATCTAAATCAGCAGTTAGCAAGCCAACTAGTCCGATTTCACCTGGCTCAATATTAGCAAGTCTTCCAACCAAATCATTATTATCTTCAAATACGCGTGCATACGCTTCGCTTGTTGCAGGAATGTTTAGATTCTTGCTTGAGCCAGTATAAGATACTCTATCAACCATAAACTGTGGTCCAAGAGTATTAATCATCTCGTCACCAGCGGCAGCGCGGGCATCTTCGGTAGACATGTTCTGAGCCTTGTACTTTTCTATCAACTTAAAGTACAAGTTTGATGTAAGAGCCATTGGATTGGTATCAATTTTGTAAGGAATACCAGCATATGGTGATGACCATGTAGACCAGAACTTAGCACGGAATAGACCCTTTACTTGCTTTTCTATTTCTGCATTAGATGGCATATCGTCCTGGATTCCCATTTCAACCAACATTGCGTTGTAATTGTAAACAGATTTCCAAGAACT